TATCTATATCTATATCTATATCTTTGTTATCGGGTATAGATAGGGTATGTATAGGGTATATCTTTTTTAGTATTTTGGCTGGAATTAGCGATTTTTCCTTATTCATCGCAATTTCCAATTTTTCACCTTTGTATCGCTGGTTTTTAGTAAAGTTTTTTATAAATACCCACCCATCAAAATAATATACTCTGCCAGCGTCTTGAAATCTTTTAAGTATTTTACAAATCATTTCCTTGTCAAACCCTGTATCAAAAGCTATACGGCGATAACTTATTTCATACACCCCTATTAAATTAGTGAGTGGATTAGAGAGAAAATATAAAAATAATAATTTCTCACTTGGGTCAAGCTCTTGAATAAAGCTATCATCCCAAAACTTTGTATTGATATAACGATAATTTTCTTTCATAGGATAATAATTAAAAAAACCGAGAGGTTCAGTAAGTGCCAACACCCCATTACAGGTGCTACGGGTTGTTTACCGTATCTTACCGAACCTTTCGGTTCTTTGAATTGCGTAATGGTTTTAGGCATATAATTTAATTACCCTTTCATTGTATCCTATTAAATGGCTTTTGTCAATACCAAAAAACCCCCGTAAATACGAGGGTTTAGAGAGTTATCCACAATTTATTTACCGGAGAAAAACTTTACACCAGCGTTCAGTAATACCGATACCAGCGTGGCGATTAAAAGCGTCTGCGGTCCAAAATCCATATTAGGAAGCACGGTCAAGAGATAGGCGCATATCGCACCACCTCCGGCAAAACCAGCACCCTTTAAGATTTTAAGCCCATCTACCTTGTTGAGAGTCAATTTTTTACTCATAGGTATTGTTTAGGAATTAAAGCATCTACTTGATTTCTTGATATTTGATTTCCATTATAATAAAACTTTCGGCTGAATATGTTTGAGCCATTTTGATATACATAATCGTCTATCAGATATGGCATCGGGTCTACCGCGCCGGCATAGCCATTGTTGGTCTTGGCTTTGTATGTGCCGTCTTTTTGTTTCCACAAGATATACATACCAAAGTGTAAGTGCGGACCGGAAGTAAAGCCACCAGTATTGTCGGATACACCTATTAGCTGCCCTTTTTGGACCAGCGTGCCAATATCGTGCTTACAGGACTTCAAGTGAAAATATACGGTCTGAACCTTACATTTTTTGTCGTCAATTTCAACTTCTTGCGATTCTAACTTTACATATCTGCCAGCCGTGTCGGATTGTTTGTTTTTGTCCGAGACAACAATTCCCTCGTGAGAAGCGACCACCCAAGCGTGGCCTTTATCGCAATGAATAGTCCGGAAATCAAGCCCATTGTGTGCATCAAGACCGAGCAACTTATAATCCATCAGGTTTTCGCCAAACATTTGCGTTAGATAAATCAAACCCCTGTCCGTGCCGTAGTCCTTTGGCTTTATCGGGCTTTGAAGCGTGAAGTTATTTTGTCCCATAGGCGAAAATTATTAAGAATATGAGTAAAGTTATTAACAGCAATAGGTTCAGATAGAGGCCGGCTCTTTTAGCGTCTTTGGCACGCCTCAATTCAAGTTCTCTTCTTTTAACTATCTTGCGAAAATGATTAACCATATTTGATAAAGTTATCGGGGCTTACCGCCTTATCATCAACATAAAAATCTGCCCATAGCTTATTGTTGTTAAGCGAATGATATTTGACTCCATGTTTTTTGAGCCAATATCTTGTGGCAGGAATTACTGAATCACCCCGACAAGTGTATAAAATTATAACATTCCTTTTATAATAAAGAGCGTTTATTTTATCTATGAGTTTTTTATTTGGTTTAGCCCGAAGAACTTGCTTATCAGTCCAAGCATTGCTCTTGGTAATTGTGCCGTCTATGTCCACAGCGTATATTTTTCTCATAGTTTATTGTTAGAATTGGCAGTTTTAGAATGGTCTGCCAACCATTGTGAGGGCTACGCCTCATCAAGAAGTGAGAGCAGGCAAGAGATGCAGATTTCCATAGCGACCATTTCGCCGTTGGGCATCTTGAAAACAATCCGCAGAAATTGGCTCAACCCAGTGCATTTTCTGCACACGCCAAGCGTCTTTTCAATTCTCACCAGTGCCAGTTTCACGGCAAACTCCCTTTCCCGAAAAGAACTTTCCCGCCGCAGTTTCGGCAAGTGAACTCCCAGTGGTCTCTGAACTCATCAATAAAGTGCTTGCCTTCACGCCCGCAGATGAAGCAATACAATTCCATAGAAAGCAAGTCCTCCTTTGGATAATATCTGCGAAAGCAATTAGGGCAAACATCTTGCACAATATGGTTGAGCAGAAACCGAGAGCCGCGCTCGCCGATTTTCCTTCGGCAAAAACAGCATTCTACTTTCACGGCCGTCTCTCCTGAACAATGCGACCGCAACGGATACACGCCCAAACACTGGCCACCACTTTGCCGTTCTTGATGTAGTTGCCGTGTTCGTGCATCATCTTTGCTCCGCATTTGGCACAGAACTTTTTGACCATCTCATAAAAAATGGTCAGTTCGTCATCGTCTGCTCGGAGTGTCCTCTCCATTGTCCCTCCTTTCAAACTTGAAACCGCAACCAGAACAAACGAACACCGCTCGTTCCACCTCACCCTCCCAGTAGTAAAGTGTGACCTTGAAAGTTTGCCGTTTCTTGCACTTCCAACAGAACATCAGTCGGTGCGTGTAGAGAATAGAAGTCATTTTACACCTCAATAGTAGGCGATGTATTCGGACTTGATGGACTTGATGGTGTGGAAGCGGTCATCTGCCACTTCCAGCTCCACAATCCACCCGCCGACTGTGTTGGGAAGGCCGTAGCGAACCGAGAGGTCGTTGGGCTTTTGGAAACAGCCCGGCAGGAAAGCGTGAATGTTGCGATAAAATATCTGGAGAGTGGCGTGGTAGTGGCCCAAGATGTAAATCTGGGGCTTCTGACCAGCGCCGATTTTCTCCAAATACTTCTGCAACTTATAAGAAAGAGCGTAAGAAGTTCCACCGCCTCCGTGATGGAGTCCGATTTTCACCCCGTTGAGAATGACCGTAGCGTCATAATCGCCGAGATAAATCATATCCTTGCGGAGTTTGGACAAGGCCGACCCGAAGTTTGCGCCGGAGTCCGTCTTGTAAGAAAGGCAGTGATTGCCATTGATGAAATATGTCTTACCCTTGAACTTCGGGTAATTTTCTCTGACATATTCCAACTGGTCATCAAACCCGAACACCGTCAAGTCATTCACCTGTCCGGCGTAAATCCTGCCGGAACCGGCGACAATATCCCCAGCGTTCACGACTTCCTTGATGCCCTCCTTCTCGCACCGTTTGTAGAAGTCGTGCAGTTCGGAAAGAGCGCACGATTTGTCGCACAAGTGGGTATCCGAAACGATGCCGAACTTGTATCGTGCTGTCTTTCTTGGCTCTTTGACCCTCACTTTGACCGCTTTGGGCTGGAGCAACCGCTCCAAGTCCTTCGCCGTCAAGCCCTTGCTTTTCAGCAACTCTTGGAGCTTGTCCACAGAAACCTCCTCTTTTCGCTTTTATAGATTTTTTTCTATAAGCGAAATAATCAGCGATACCCCAACGGGGATAACCACTGATGTTATTATTAAACCGAAAATCCAAAGAACTGTCTTCACTTGTATTTTCCATTTAACAAGTTCAGCAACAGTGCCGTTTGTGTGTTCGGCGTGTCTTTTGATTTCAGCGTGGTCTTCTTTGTTCTCTTTACGGAACAAATCAATCTCCCTGATAATAGATGAAACCTCCTCTTGAGACATATTTGGCTAAATTAAGATATTTTATTGCTCTTGACAAGCTGGTTGAAATGTGATATGATATGAATATCTAATAATTTAATTAAATTATATGAAAGGATGTATATCAATTATAGCAATAGCTGTCGGCGGTTTTATTATGTTCGGTGGTCCATTTTGTGTCATAATCGGGCTTTTTATTATACTGGCGAGTTTGGGCTATATAGAACACGGAACATAAAGCATAATTATTTTTTATTTGCTTTTTTCCAGATGTCAGTTAGTTGGGATTTGGTTTTAATATTTTTGGCATCAAATATATTAACTACCTCAAAATCTTTTATACCAACAAAACCTTTCTCTTTTAATATCTCTACTGCCATCGCATATTTCTTTCCTACCATCGCACCTTGTTTTTTTGCCAATTCTAACGCTTTTTCAAAATCATTAACATTTGCTAATTTCCCAGGAGCATAAGCCTCAACTACATTGCCATAAGAACTCGCCATTTCTTTAGCATTTACACTTATTTTAGGTAATGGATTGTCGGAATAAAAATAGATTCCCTTACCATAAACACCCGTATTCTCGGCATCCCTAAACTCATTAAAATCTGCTTTTGTCCCGTGATACAAAGGTTCTCCCTGTCCTTTTACAAACTCCTCCGCACTCTTATACTTCTTGGCTTCCGAAAGGAGGTCATCTGTTTTATCAATGACAGTTCGTTTATATTTTTGCAAATCAACCCATTTTCCGTTTATTTTAATTTCTAACATTTCCGGTGGAATATTTTGCCCGGTAACATAAGTCCCCTCTCCGCCAGCCAACAAATCCACATCTAAATCTTTGGGTTTATAGCTTGTTTTAGTTCTCAACATCACATCGTTGTTGCCACCATAATATTTTGCCCCCTCTTCATTAGCAGAAAAAGACAGCTTATTGTTAGACGAAACTCCTTCAAACCGAGCTTTTTTACCGGTGACCAATCCTTCTTTTGCTATGCTTTCTAAATTATCTACCGGCGTTGTATGGTATAGATTTCTTGATTTTTTAGTTACCAAGTCATTCCGCTCTAATTTAATTCTTCTATTTAATTCTTTATAATACGGGCTTTCTAATTTTTCCACCAGATTTTTATAAGAACCCTCTTGCCACATTTTTTTAAGCTCTTCATTGTTCATCTTGCTCAATTCACCTGATTTACCAGCAATAGTTTTCTTTGAAACTTTATCAATCTTTATACCAGTTTTTGCTAATTCATCGGGGTTCATTGTGGTAACATCTTTTATTGACAGGCCCGCCGGAATATTTTTTGCTTTGGTTTCAAGTTTTTGGGCCATTTCATCTATGGCTTGATTCAGCACAGCTAATTCTGCTTTGGTAAGTTTAATACCACGCTTCATTTTACTAGTAAGATTATTCAAAAATGGCTGTAAAGCTCTTTTAAGAAGCCCGTATTGGCGCAGAATTGCGATAGCAAGCTGTGGAGATGTAAGCACTTGACCTATTAAAGCGCCGACTAAACCACCGGCGGCAAAACCACCGCCAACACCGATTAGTGTTCTCCCATAAGAACCGACTTTTTGTCCTTGTGCGTAACCTATGTCTTCAATAGCTCGTAATATCCTTAAATCTTCTTCAATATCTGGGATTATTTTCTTTAAGCGTTCTAAAACCGGCTGTCTCCCTTCCTTTGTAAGATTAGCTATTTTTGATAATGCGTTGTCTTTTAACTCACCGGTCAAGGGGTTCAGATATTCTTTCTTTATTTGCTTCAACATTTTAACTTCGGGAGCGTATTTAGCATCTAATTCAGCCAACCCTTTAATTTTAGGGCGAAAAAATTTATTAAACTCTTCCCGGATAGTTTCTCCGACCAACTGCGAAGCTGATGATTTTCCCGATGCAACTTCATATTTTGCCATTTGTGCCAACGCCTCTCTTGTATTCAAAAACTCATCTGCCGTATAAATACCGCCAGTTCCATATTCTCTCATAAACTTCTCAATGGCAGTGGCATCAGATGTTGTAATTGGTTTTGAAGCCTTTGAAGTTATCACTTTTCCAGTATCATCTAGAAAAATCTTAAATCTATTTTCCAATATGTCTTTGAAAAAATTATCCGGCACTTCAACTTTTTGTGCCGATGTTCTTAATGTGTTATACCCAGTCCCAATATCAGACAAATCATCCAGTCTTTTGACAATTCCTTGATAGACACGAGAACCGATGGCCTCACGACTAACCGCCTTCATTTCAGATTGGGTAAAGGCTTTGGGGTTCAAGATTACTTCTTTAATAGTTTTTGGACTTAATCCTGTCGCTTGTGCAACAGCGAACTCCGTTGTCTTGGCGACACCAGTCCCAAGTTTTTTAGCACCCTTTAACGCCAATTCGCCACCTTCTTTAAGAGCTGGCTGCACTATATCTTTGGCAACAGAACCAGCCACTTTTGCGCCTCTACCTATTGGAATAACCGAAGCGATATTTCCAGCGGCACGAATATTTGCTTGCGTTCTTGGACTTAATCCACCGTAAACATCCATTCCAGATTCAATAGTCTTGCCTATTGTTTGGCCAACAGGAGTTTTTGCTATCTCGCCAATTCCATATTTTGCCACCTCACCGATACCTTTTTCAATAAAATCTGGCGTTACAGCTTTTGCGCCTTCAAACAAAATATCCCCAGCCAACCCAATAGTTTCGCCAACTGTTTGCCCAACAGATTCTCCGAGAGTTTGCTCACCAGCAGACTGACGGGCATAACCCTGCGACAGGCTTTCAGCGCGCTTTCCAAAAGACTCTTTGATATTTTGAAAAAATCCCTTTTTTTCTGTTTGTGTAGTTTCGGGTGTCTTAAAAGAACCATCAAGAACTCTTTGGTATTCCGGATATTTTTCCATTGTCATACGCCCCAAATCAGCATCATTGATGCTGTCATATTGAGGATATTTTTTTTTAACTGCTCTACCAAACTCTTCTATTGTCATATTTTAATATTAAACTCTGGCTAAACCAGTAATTTTTGATATCGGTATTGTTCTTGTTCTAATTTTCTCATCAAGCCCATAATTGCTATCTCGGACAACTACTGTTCCATCATTATTTACAGCCACGACAAACCCAGTATGCCCAGTGTCTTTATATGGAGTCACAAATACCATTCCGGGTTCTGGGTATTTAATAGTTTTATCCATTTTAGATATTTTGCTTTGGTAGCTATCACCAAGCGATAACTTATATCCTGTTAGCTTATTCACAAACTGACCACATTGGCCACCTTTTTCTCCATCCTTAAATGATAAAACTTTATTTAATGTAGCTGTAGGTGTTCCGCTACCACCTTGATTAAAACCGAGATTTATCGGGTCCTGGTTAGATGGATTATATGCAGGACCAGCTTCGTTAATAAAGTTTCTCTTTACCAAATCTCTATTTGCTTTTTTTGTTTCCAAAACTTCCGCTGAATCACCGGGTTGTGAGAAATATTGCTGACGAGCATTAGCAAACTCTTCCGGACTAATCACCGCACCAGATTCACGCCTTAATACTGCATTGATAAAGTTTCGTTGAGCCTGTTCAAATCTTTGCCTGTCTGAACTTTTCATAATGTTTGGCAACTTTTCACCAATATAACTTGCCGCACCGATAAACTGATTTTCCAACTCATCAATTATTTTAGTAGATTGGTCAAGACGAGAAGCATAATTCGCTACTGTATATTGAGCTTGCGTAAGGGGTTTCCCAGAGGAAGAACTAATCCAATCAGCGTAAGTTTTACCCGTTCCTTGTTCTCCGCCAGCAAGCGACCATTCTTGGAACGAAGATGGTGTATCAGACAAACCACCCATTTCAGAAGATAAGTATGGAGTTGAATATTCAAGCGCCAGCTCCATATTTCCAGAAGCAACTATTTGTCTAACTAAATCAGATGGCGCACCGTTTTGTGCGGCCTGTGTAGCAAGGCTCATTATAGATGCTCTTTCGTCTTTTCTGGCATCTATTTCTCGTTGCCTTTCTTCCAGTTGTATGCTTATTTGGTCAGCCTTCAATTTATCTGCCCGACTTAAATTGTCGTATTCATATTTTATTAAAGAATCCAATTTCTTTAACTCTTGTTCTTGAGCATAAAACTCCAAGTTAATTGTTTGTTCAGCAGTTTGTTGAGCAAGAGCAATATTGCCTTGAAGTGCCTGTTGAACCGAAGTCAAAGCACCTATTTCAGCGGCCTTTTGCATTCTCATTTGTGCTTGCTGACCGGTGATAAACTGCATTGGAATTGGTTTGCCGGAAATATCAGTAATACCCTTATCGTAAGCACCTGAAAGTTGGGCGATTTGCAGATTTAAGTCTTGTAATTGTTTTTGTTGCTCTGGTATTCCGAGTCCTTGTTGAACCTCACTTAATCTTTGTCCGGCTGTTCCCATTTTATCAGAGGTCGCTGAATACTGGTCTATCAAGGAGTTTAATTTACCGGTTGACGGGTCAACCGTTGTAGGTAATGCCGGAGTAGCATTACGCAATCCAGTAACAAACTCATCGGGATTTACATTTGGATAAGATTCAATAGACTGTGGTGTTCTCGCCCCGTTGCCTAAACTATCAGCAGGGATTGAATCCGGAACATTAAATTGTGGCTGCGGTTGCGCAACATTAACAGATGATTTTTTCTCTAATAATCCAGTATTCGGGTTTAACACATACGAACCAGAGCCAACAACGGCTGGGGTTACAGCTTGGGTTGCTGTGGCATTTTGTGGTAAAGACAAAGCCGTCCCACTAACAACGGCCTGCGCCTTTTGTTGCGTAGAAGTTGGATTGGTAGTGAAAGCCGGAGGTGGTGCGGTGTTATAAGTTAATGGTGAAGCCTGTGATTTCGGCTGTTGACTACTCATAACAGAATTATAAGTATTCAAGGTATTTGAAACAGCCTGTGATTGTGGAAATACAGCTTGAAATGCGGTTTTCGCAAAATTAAGTCCTTTGGACATCCAAGATGGGAGTGCCATAAAAAAGTTATTAAGAGGCGATTGATGTTAATTCTGTTTCTCGCCATACTCCGTCTAAATAGACGGCTAAATAATAAGTGTTATCGTCTGGGTTTTTTCTAATCAGCATAGTTCCCTGTATGGCTTTGTGGTTTAAGCCATCGGATTCAAAAACAGGAAAACCGAGCAAATCTTTCGGGTTTATTCTGGGAGCGTCTGTTCCCGTATGTCTATGATTTTCTACTTCAGTAAACATAAATTGCTTTTATCTCCGGCCCGACTGTGGCGGTAGCGCCGACAGTTACAGCGACTTTGAATTGTATCTGGTCGCCATTTACGGAGGAGTTTTCTATTATTTTTGTAGCTATCGCACCGTCAGAAGCATAACTCATTGTGCCGATAGTGGTGTATGTATCAGTCAAATTATTGCGGTAATAGAGCGTAATAACATCTCCGCTGGCCATTTCCTTGCCAAGATTTATCTCAAAGTAGCGGAATGTTTTAGGTTGATATTTGTCAGCTATTGTCCATAAACCTGTCTCAAAATATGAGGTCGTTACCAAGCGATAGCTGGCGTGGAAAGTTTGAATAGTGTAAAGGTCTGCCGTGTAGGTGCTTTCAAAACAACTGGCATAAAAAAGCTCGTCATCCGGTAAGAATGCTCCATAAGTCACTGTTTCCACCCCAGATACGCCCTCGTTAAGCGAAGCCAACCGATAAGGCACGGTAATTTTCCCTGTTGAGGGGTCAAACTCGTAAATACCAGCACCAAGCACCGTAGATGACGGGTTAGAGCAACCGATATAAAACTTATCTCGCCACTCCATAAACGAGTTCGGGCCAACCAAGAAAGATGTGGTGCTTCTCGCCTGTTGCGAGTTGTTTGTTGATTTAGGAAGTTGCCCAACCTTTTGAACAGCATAACCGTTGGTAGCGTAAATAGTCCCGTCAGTTTCACCACTCGCAGAGTTTGAAGTTATAAAATACAAAGTCCCGTTATATGCTTTCATTATTTGAACCCAGCTTCCTTTAATTTCCAAGATACTATCAAATGATGGGCTTACTGTATCCCACAGGTAGATTTTGGCGTTATTCTCACCAGCAATACCAGTTCCTATCGCCAAACGCATATTATATTCCTCTAAAAATGTCGGATTTGAACCGCCTTTTGGCAAAGTAAGTGCTTTTTGTGAATAGGTGAAAGTTGCGCCAGTTCCCGGAGCAAATGTTTCGCCTGTATTTTCTTCCAAAGAGTCAACATACCCTTGTCCGGTTGATGTCGCTTGCGAAGTCCCGATATACAATATGTTATTGCTCATCACTTTCATCGGGTTTGTGCCATAACTGGTGGATGTTTCAGCAAAGTTTTCTGTCCACGCCGCCGTTCCTAAATTAGCGATAGAACCAAAAGCCGACAATTTATTCGTGCCGACTTTTACTATCAAATAATTATTCCAAACTTCCATATCCACAGCGTCTTCTGAACGGCGAATACAAGTCCAAACATCTTTGTAAGATGATGATTTGAGCCAGACATTCATTCCGCCAGTTCCCTTGTCCAAAGCATAATAATTTCCACCATAATTAAAGAACTTTTTAACTACTTTTATTGATTTTGCGGTGATAGTGTGCGTGCCTGTGCCAGTATCGGTAATATCAATCGGTGTATCCGCCGCCATATTAGCGAGAGATGAAGCCAATTTAAGCGTATTGCCCGAAAAGCTGATAACATAATAAATCGTATTGACCGCCAAAGGTGTGGGTAGCGTGTCGGTAGTGGTTAGCTCCACCGCCATACCCTCTTCCCAAATTGATGATGGCGTAGTCCCTATATCAAGCGTGTTATTCGCCGTTGAGACCGTGAAAGTCCTTGCCGTGTAAGCGGTTTCACCCCAGTATGGAAAATCAGCCGTTAATCTCGGCAATGGAAAAACAGCACCCACCGCACTGTCGGTATCAAGTCCAGTAATTCGGGTGAAGTTTCCAAGATAACTCGGAGACATCCCCTTTTCTATATTTTCCAATAGATTTATTTTTTTATCAGCCATATTTAAGCAATTCCGTTAATTTTCTTAATATTTGCTATCGCTATCCCATTTACTTTTTTAAGATTAGCGTATGCTACACCATTGAACTTTTTAATGTGGGTAGTAGTGAAAGGGTATTGAAGTCCTGAACCGCTATTGTAGAGAGCAGAGATTTCATCAGTAGTAAGTTTTTTAGACCAAGCACCAAACTCATCTATAATAGCAGAAAGAAAACTATCACTCGCTCCGCTTTGTCTGTCGGCAAAAAGCCCGAAACCACCAGCCGCAGAACTACTGGAATAGTTCATCGCTCTGGATTGCGATAATACCTCTGAATTGTTAGCGTAGCATCTCAAAGTAGAACCATCATAAGTTAAAACTATATGATACCAAGTTGCCGTGCTAAATGTATGAGATGTGGTATATGAACTGGCTGACCCATCATAAACAACAACTTTCAGTGTTCCATTATCGTTCATTAAACCACAATTTCTACGCCTATTTGCTCCACTTTGGACTTGCCAAAGACATATCCATTTACTTGCTGCGTTTGTGTTTATATTTACCCAACCAGACCAACTCCATCCAGTAGCAAACTGGTCATAAGTTAGTCCAAGCGGAGAATTGCTATCTTGATAAAGCGTTTTATTTGTATTGCTTGAACCAGTATCAGCCGCATAACCAATTTTTCCACTTGCGTTTTCTCCGACAGAATTGGCGTTTGTCAAAGTTTGCCCATTGCCAGTAGCATCGGTAGTCAAAGCTCCGCTATCAAACTTATAATACGCTAAAATTGAGTCAGTCAAAGCCATAACTTATTTTATTTTAGCCATTTCCGTAGCCACTTCTGCTTTATCCTCTACTGTATAATCGCCTTCATCAATGGTTTTTTTCAAATCATTTAAGCGATTAACCAAACTTGTTTTTGTAGTTTCAAGGTTCTCTAATTGTTTGAGAACGCTTAAAATCTCTTGTGCGATTTCGTTTTTTGCTACATCAGTTAAAATTGCCATATAATATTAAATTAAATTATTAAGCTTTATATTCTACTCTTGCGTTGTCGGGACAAAAATACATTCTGTCTGCGTGTGTAGCCACTCCCGCAATAGCCACTACATCATCTTCGCCACTTGGAGCTGTTTGAGTTAAAGCTCCACCTGTTGTTGAGGCGTATATTCTGCCACCAACAGTCCACGCCCAATCATCATCACGAACAAATCCCCTTAAAAGAACCTTTGTCGCTTCATCTGCCACCTTGCTTTCCAAAGCCAAGCCGAGAAGCAAACACGAAGCAATAGCGTCAGCGTCTGACTTCCACCATTTCCCGTCTGATTTCAAATAAACCAAGTTAGGAAAGGCAAGTGTTTCGCCAGCCACTATATCATCCACAATATCCCCATTACCGGTATTATCGCTTGAAGGAATAGCGTCATAAATCAAATTATATTCCGCTAAATCAATATCACCCGTTAAAGAGCCAGATAATACGCCCGTGGGACCTGTCGGACCTTGCGCGCCTGTCGGACCAGTAGCGCCTTGCGCTCCCGTAGGCCCTGTCGCACCAGTTGGACCCGGCACGGTTGAAGCCGCACCAGTCGGACCTGTGTGTCCGGTAGGCCCAGTTGCTCCTTGCGGACCAGTGGGACCAGTATGTCCTGTTGCGCCGGTTGTCCCAGCACCTGTTGGACCAGTAGGTCCAGTTGGCCCTATTGAGCCAGTAGGCCCAGTATGCCCTGTCGTTCCTGCTCCTGTTGGACCGGTTGGACCCGTATGGCCCGTCGGTCCTGTTGGACCGGTTGGCCCTGTTGTGCCAGCTCCGGTAGGGCCTGTATGCCCAGTCGGGCCTGTTGGTCCTTGCGCTCCGGTTGGGCCGGTAGTTCCAGCACCCGTAGGTCCGGTGTGTCCCGTTGGGCCGGTAGCACCTTGCGCACCGGTAGCACCAGCCGAGCCAGTCGGACCAGCAGAACCGGTCGGGCCAGTCGGACCGGTAGCTCCGGCACTTCCAGCGCTTCCGGTAGGTCCAGTAGCGCCAGTAGCTCCTTTGAAGTTGGCTTTTGTAGCTTTATAGGTTGTTCCGCCACTTACAACAGCAACATAATCGTCATCCGCCACAGGGGATAGTGTTGTAAGTTCACTAATTTTTGCATCCATATTTTATCTTATAAATAATACATCTTGATTTTTTGCTAAATTGACAAATTGTTGCCATTTTTTGCTATTTTTAGGTCCTGTTAATTTAACCATCATCTCCAACGCTTCCTTGAAGTCAGCGTTTATCAGTATTGCTCTTAAACAATATGCTTTCGCCATATCGTATTTTTTCAGATTACAACAGCATTTCGCTATTTGTAGGTTGGCTTCAGACATTTCAGGTGGCCACCACGCCTTTTTCAAGTAATCTTCATACCAGAACATTGCCGTCTCCCAGTCCTTTCTATACCAATACTCGCGTGCCAGATAAAACTTTTCTCTTATACAATTCGGGTCTTTAATCACTTCCTTGCCCAGTATTCTTAACGCTCTATCAGGGTCTTTTTTGTGAGCATCGCTATATCCGTATTTGATAACTATTTCACTTGTTGTTTTGGCGACCATTGTCAGATAATTGTGTATTGCTCCTTTCCAGTAAATCTTTGGTGTCCGCCTAAATACTCTGGGAAATAAAAAGTGTTCTTTCGCTCCGTTTTTTGGTTTTAATATACAATGTAATAATTGCTCGTCAGAATACTTTGCTATTTCGGCTTTCAGCACATCCACGCTCTCCAAAACTTCGTCAGCATCTATTGATAATATCCAATCGCCAGTAGCTTTGCTCAAAGCGTGATTACGAGCTTCGCACATACTGTCGTTCCACTTGTAGTCGGTATAAATCTTGTCGGTATAGCGTTTTGCTATTTCAATCGTATTGTCTTCGCTTCCTGTATCACAAATAATAATCTCATCAAGTCCTTTAATGCTTTCCAAACATTCTTCAAGACAACTCTCTTCATTTTTTACGATTAAAACCGCACTTATCATAATTACGATGGTTTAGTTGCGTTAGACCAAGTTGATGTTGGTTTAGTTGCGTTAGACCAGTCAGAAGCCCGTGATAAAACTATCTTGTCGCCGTTCTCCAATAACAGATAGTAGGCATCTTCCTTTAACAGAAAGGAATTGGTCAATGATGGTTTTGTCTCGTTTGTCCAACTCATATGTTTTCTTTTAGATAATCTTTAACCGTCATTCTTGGCGGGAACATCTCTTGAAACTTCTTGGCGTAATATGTTTTGATGTTCTGTTTCATTTTTTCATACTCTTTTTCCAGTTTGGCGTAAGCGTCATTGCCTTGCGGTTTAGAAAACCAATAACGGATAGACGCTCCAACTGGGATAACTCCGTGAAACTCGGCGATAAATCCGGGTGTAGCGGTGGTATCGGTTGAAACAAAGTCGTGAGAACCCCTATCAAAATACACTCGTAAAGATGAGGCCTGTGTGTAATCGGATGCCGGATAAATCGTCATAGTGTCGCCAATAAGCGTGTAATATCTCGGTTGTCCGTCAGTAGTGTAGAACTCGCTAATCGCTCCGGGTATTTTCTCGGTCGGTAGTGGCTCTAACTTATGCCAAATGCTGTCCTCGTTCATAACCTCTACTCGCCTGACCGTGTATGTTCCTGTTGGCAGAGCATAGGTGCTTTGTGCCGAAGTTATAGTCGCTGTGGCGATAGGCAAATCTGTTTGGTTGCTGTCTTCATACTGCCAACCACCATAAGCGTCAAAAATCACGCTCCAAATCTCTCTGTTCACATCATTGGCATAAGCGGTGAACTTTTTAAGCAATGTTGAGTTGCCACTAATTCCCGTATTGCCTAAATTACAGTAATCTTCGCAGAGCTGTATAATTCCATTTAATCCTGAAGTGTCTGAAAAAACCATATAGTTATTTTTTATGTATTTTAATATGGCAGTTCTTGCACAAAGTAATGCCATTATTTATATCAAATCTTAATTCTTTATATTTAGCCCAGTGTTTTATGTGATGAGCGTTTAAATTGTGTCCTTTATTATCTCCGCATAACTGACAAGCATAGTCATCTCTTTCAAAAACTGATTTTCTCCACTCAATCGCTTCTTTTCTGTTTCTCTCAAGTAAATTTATTTCTGTTAATCCACCCTTCCATTTATAAGCATTTTCTTGACGATAGTGTTTTGGCCAACAATTTTTACAATAAGTAATTTCTTTTCTAAAATTATACCTATACTTTAATTGTTTTCCACAATCAGCACATACGCTTTTTCCTCCTCTATAATTTGGGTTTTCTTTTCCTGAAATAGCAGAAGATTGAAAAATTCCTCTACATTTTCTAGAACAAAACTTACTCTTCTTATACTGTTCTGGACTAATCCTTTTACTATTAGCAACAGTATTTCTAATAATTTCATTACCACAAATTATACAAAATCTTCTTTCCAATTCTATTTTTCTTTTACTTCTACCGTCCCGCATAAAGTCATATTTAGTGTTTAGCTTGATATTTATTTATATCCTTTGTTGTTTTGCTGTTGAATAGTTTAGTGTTGTTCGCTACGCAATGACCGCCTATCTTGCCTTCCGTATATTTCAATACTGGTCTTACTACTTCGGGTCGGCCAAGTTTTATGTATCCCTCGTTATAGGTTTGGTTGGCATCTGTATAAACCAAGTCAAAATCTACTTTGTGTTTCTTACACCAATTAAATATCTCCTTGTTGAGCAGTATCATTGCGCCGTATTGCGTGGTGGACCATAGTTTAAGTGCTTCCGTATCGTTAGAGCTTTTGGTTGTTTTGGTTTTAATTCCAAATGTCTCAAAGTATTTCGCCGCTTCCCTTGCCTGTTCGCCACCAAAGTATTTTACAAATGTTCTTATCCCTTCTTCCAAGTGAGGGTGAACGCCCCTAACTGGGGAGTGAACCACGCCAAGTTTCTTACAAGTCCCAACTGGAACTGTGGAATGGACTATCGTAATTTTTGGCGTAAATCTTTTAATGTATCCCTTTACCGTGCTATTAAAATAATTTGAATACGGAATGCAGATATGAATAATATCGTAATGTTTTTCTTCATATTTGCCTTCCAAGCGGTCAATGTAATCACCGCCAACTACATTATGAATGCCCTTACCAATTTCACCGTAGCCAATAATTAAATTAGTCATAGAACGCTTTTATTTTAGTAATAATAAAATCTTGTTCTTCTTCGGTTAATTTAATTCCGCAAGGCAAGCATACTGTCGTTTTATAAATCGCATCACTACTCCAAGTTCCATATTGCTTATACATTTTTTGCGTATGAATTGGCACAAAGCCCGGTCTTGTCTCTATATCAAATCTCGCTAAATAATCCATCAAAGTTTTGGCGTTAGGCGTGTTATACGGATACATCCAAAACGAACCTGCTCGCTTGATATAAGATGAATTGCCATAATTTGATAATTCTTTCGTATATTTATCCGCTATTCTCTTTTTAATAAGGTTATGCTCATCAAGTTTTTTAAGTTGTGAAGCTCCAAGTGCGCACTGCATAGCCCCCATACTCATACCGTAGCCGACTTTATTGTGCATATACTGCCCAGTTCGGTATTGGTCTTTTAATAATTTAATCTCTTTGGCAATGTCTTCATAATTCGTCACCACCATACCGCCCTCGCCTGTGGTTATAACCTTGTTGGCAAAGAACGAGAAACAACCAATATCGCCCTGTGAGCCAGCCATAAACCCTTCAACTTCTGCTCCAATAGCTTCCGCCGCATCTTCTATCACCGGAACACCATAGGATTTCAGTGTCGCCATATCGCAAGGTATCCCGTATGTATGAACCGCTATAATTGCCTTTGTTTTTGGCGTTATTTTAATCTTATCGGCCATTATATTCAGCGTGTATGGTTCACTATCAACCAGAATTGGCGTTGCGCCTGTGTGCGATACCGCATTAGCTACCGCAATAAATGAAAAATCTGGCACTATAACCTCGTCTCCCGGCCCTATTCCTAACGCTTTTAGTGCGATAAACAGCGCAGAAGTGCCTGAATTGACCGCTATGGCGAACTTCACGCCCATTTTCTCGGCAAATGCTCTCTCAAAATCATCACAAACGGCTGTTCTGCCCGATAATTCGTTATTTTCAAGGCATTTAACCACCGCTTCAATGTCTTCTTTGTCTATATTTGGCTCGCAAATGTTCATAAATCGTAGTGTGCTATTAAATAACTTCTTCCTATAAATCGTTTAGAATGTATTGTCTTGACCGTGCCGTTAGGCAGTAAATCAAGCAAATCCTGCTCGCTAAACTCCCATAAATGCTCCGGGTCATCAAACTCCAAGTGCGGTGTAGATAATATAATTCGCTTCCTTGCCAGTCGCACCATCTCTTTTATTAAAAGTTCGGGTTTTTCTAAATGCTCAATCACTTCCCCAGCCACCACCGTATCAAATGATTTATCTTTGAAAGGTGTCCGTAGAATATCAGCGCAAACAAACTTCGTTTCAGGATATAGTTGTTCGCATTTTGATATTGTGCGTGGTGAATAATCCACTCCGACACCGCCTATCACATCAGCAAATGGCGATAAACCACATCCCAAGTCAAGCACCGTGCCGATTACTCTTTTAGCGTATTCTCTCTGCCGTAGTCCGAAGTCCATAGCGGTCTGGTGTTCATCCCAGTAATTCGGCGTGTTTATATTGGCAGTAGTTAATCGCTTCATATACCCACAACTATTGGTTTATCTCGCCAATTTATTACCTTTGTTTCATAACCGACCTCTTCAAGCATCTGTTTCATATCCTCTACCGCAATGCCGTAAAATCTATCGTGATAAGCCATTTTGCGTAAATTGCCCTGCATCACTACCGACTTACAACTCTTTCTTATTTGTCTCAAAATCTCTTTTTTGTTTTTTAGGTGATAGATAACATTTAGCAATAAACAGGTATCGTATTTGTCAATTATTTTATAAGTATTCAAGTCAGCCACTTCAAATGTTATCGGTAAATCTCTTTTGTTTAGTTTTTCAAATATCAGTTTGTTAGTCCAAGCTCCCTCTACGAACTTGTAATCTACGCCGTGAGCGATACTGCCCTGTAATGCCGACTTAATTGACATCAGCCCTTCATTACATCCCAAGTCCAACACTTTTTTACCGATTAAATCTTTTATCACCGGCCACCTATCGTCAGCGTTTTCTCTATAAATAAAAGGCACATTTTGCTCCAAGTTTTTGAACTCGCCGTAATCTATCAAGTAGTAGTTCGGGCCAAGTCCTATCTCACGGGCTTTTGTTTTTCTTTTCAGCCACTCCCAAGATACTCCCTCCCAATGAAACGCAAACTCTTTAACTTCAATTTCAGGTATCTGTAAGTAGTGAGCAACTAAGCTCCTGTGTGAGCCATCAAACTTCTCGCCTGTCCGCTCTACACATACTCCGCCATAGTGTCCCAAGTTCTTGTTAAATCCTGTTCGCATTGAGGTCAGTATCTCTTTTAATGAACGGATTTTAACATCAACATAATTATCACCTTTTATTTTCCCCCAAAAGCTGTAATATCTCGTATCTTGGAACTTTATATCGGGGTTTTTGTCTATCTGCTCTATTGTTTCTAAAACTGGGTGATAATCTATCTCATAAAACTTTTCTGTGTTTTCTTCCCACACTATCGGCTTACTGCGGTCTTCCTCTGGCTCTAACTGGACAAAATCTGTCGGTTTAATTGACTTCCAAACGAACTTATCAGCACTCATTAAGTCGTGCCTTTGTTGCCAAGTTGTCGTGTGAAAATCAAATGTCATAATGATAGATATTTTGGTTTTAATGTTTTCCAGCTATTTTGTTTAGCCCACTCTTTGCCCATTAAAGAGTATTTTGATATGTCTTTGCCATACCACTCGTCTATTTTCTGGGCTATTTTTTTAGGGTTAATTATGGCGCAATCAAACTCTGCTCCAATACGCTTTTTTACATATCCATCGTGGTCTATCAATAATTCTTTTGGCAACCAAGTATTTGTCGGAAATCTGTCGCTGGCCATTACCGGAATACCACTCGCATACGCTTCTTGCATCGGCAAAAATGAACCACCAAACTTTTCAGGAAATATCAGTATGTCGCCGTCTTTCCATAAATCCTCATAGGGCATATCACCTCTAAATATCTCTACTCTTGTGTCATCGCTTTTCAAATCAAGGTTTTGGGAACGCACTTTTAATTTAATCGGGCTTTTAACATACTTCATCGCTTCCAATAGTTCCTTTGTGCCGTTTCTACCGCCCAGTCCGCCGTGTCCGGCATTGTGTATAAACACTTCGGCTCGCTTTCTTAACTTCCATTTCATATCCACCGGAACATTTATGTATTGGCAAGGTATCTGGCATCCTAATCTTTTGTAATGCTCAACCTCAATTTCGCTTCCACCCACCAATACATCGGGATAATAAGGAAAAGGATACTGCGTGCATTCATACATCGCTAATAATATTGTTTTAATCCCCTTTAATTTTGCTTCTGGTATTACCTTCCAATTAAAAGGAGTTTCAAAGAACATTAACTTGTCGCATTCGTATAAATCCTCTATCCGATTAACCCTCTCCTTGCCATACCAATTCTCTGTCTTATAAGAGGAGTGCGGATATACGAATATTTTGTCTATTATGCCGTGGTCAATAAAGGATTTTGCTTGTATCCCCAGTCCGCTTTGTGTGGCATAGCAAATCGTGCCTATCATATGTTCGGGTTATTGTGAGCCGTTTTATATTCATTTATTCTTTCAACTAACTCTTTACATCTTATTGTATAGGTATGATTGGCCCTGCAATGCTCAAATCCAGCCATTCTTATATCATCTCGTTCTTTATCGTGGAATATGAAGTAGTCAATTTTCTCTTTTAACCCTTCAAAATCGCCAATTTTGTATGGAATGTAGTGCTTATACTTTTCAAAGTCGTTCATTCCCTCAATTTCAGGGAAAATCAGGAAACCACCTCGCCCTAATGTTTCATAAATACGATTGCTCCAATACTTTGGTCTTACCACGCTATCGCCCACCACCACTTTTGCCGAAGCATACAGGTCATTCAGTTCTTGGTTGCGTATTTCCTTTCCTTTGCCGAAGTGCTTAAATCTTGGACCATAGGTATTTTTCAAAAAGGTCAGTAATGTTCCCCGATAACTCCAATTAAATGCGTTGCTGTGAACATCTGTGCCGACAAATATCACATCATAGCGGTATTCTTGCCGGACATTCCCTAACACCGCTTCCGGCTCATAAATGCCTTGTCTTAATACCGAATGATTTACCCCTATTCTGGCAAAACTCTCTTGATTACCACCGTCAGTAGTAAATACCAAGTCAGCGTCAAATAATGGATGGTCAAAGACAAGGTGTTCTCTGTTCGTTCCCCAGCATAAGTCCCAGAACCACCCTACTCGCAAAGTCGGACATTGTTTAAGAGCAAATTTACATCTTGTCGTGTCGCCTTGAAACCAACTTTTACTCAATAAGATAAAATCGTATTTTTCTTTTAATAGCGCTTCAAGCTGTGTCGGATTAACCTCATTAACTTGTTTTCTAATAACCGTATGCCCCATACTTTCAAGCGTATTTGAAACATAAACTTCGGTATCAAATGGCTTCTCAAACACGCCAAAGTAAAGGATAGTCATAGTTAGTGTTTTTTCATTTTGTGCATCCGCAGTGATTTCTCGTTCTTGGCGACAAACCCGCAAATCGGACACTCTATTATATCTTTGGCTTCTATTGGCGTTTCTGCCGGTTCGCTACCAACCTCGCCCAAATCTTTCCACAAAGGGTTATTCTTTAATGTTTCGGCAACCATCTCTTCGGGTATATCCACTATCCCCATATCTACGGCGCAACCGCCGTCTAACTTAAATCGTCTTAAATAATGAAATGTCATAATCTTGGTTTAGTTTCACTTGACTCTCTCAATTTTTTTAGCAACCCCTCCCTATTAAAAACTATTGGCTCTAAATCTTTTGTTAAATCATCATAATACACTTTGCTTTTGAACCTTGCGCCAGCATCATACTTGGCGTATCTCTCCGCTTTCCTTAACCGGTCATCTTTTAGCATTAAGCCGTAATGTTCAAGGTAAAATGGTGCGTGCCAACCCCTATGGTAATAAATTGGCGGTGCTAATCCGCAATGCAGGCGTTTATTCTGATATTTGGTGTTATCGGGCAAATACTTGAAGTATCTTACATTCCAAAACCTTTGTATGCCTGCTCCGTGATAAAAATGTTCAGGGTCGTTATAAAGGTTCACCACCAGAAAATAATATGCTATCTCTTTGCCACCTGCCAGCCGTTCCGCTTCGGCACGGGTGAACTCTGGGGCAAATATCTCATCCATATCAAGGGCTACTATCCAGTCGGGTTTTAATCCGCCTGCCTTACGCAGTAAATCGCCCTTAATCTCTGGTTGGTGTATTCCCCATTCTCTATTGTCTTCGTATTGCCAAAATCCGTATTTTTTAATCAGCTTTTTGGTTTTAGTATCAGCGTTATTGGTGGCGATAATCACATCATCACACAAGCGTTTGAACTCTTTAAGCGTTTGCTCTATGTATTTTTCATTCGGGCCGGCCACACCCATCCCCACTATTTTCATATTCTATACTAACCCTGCCTGATTAACTCCTTATTTAGCCATTCAAGCATCTTTTCAGCGTGGTCTATCTGCATTATGGAGGCGTTTAGCTCCTTTTTGGCTTCGGCATTGCCCTTTAATTCCTCATCATTCTCGTAAATAAACTGTTTATAGTTCTTTAACACTTCATAATAGGGCATTTTTTCCTCAATCTCGCCTATCATTTTGCTTATTTGCTCTTTGTATGTCATAAAGTTCTTTTTTATTTGGTAATCTGCCTGCTTTAATAGATTTTTTAATCTCCTTTTCCACCCAAGCGTTGATACGCTCTGCGGCTCGCTTGTTTTCTACTGTCTCCGTATAATCAAGGTCGCCACTTTCCAATAGTTCCCGATACTTTTGTTTCTTTTTCTCGGGTATATCCGGTTCTTTTAGGGCAAGCTCCATAACTCTTTTAACTGTGAGCGATACTTTCCTTTGTCGCAATAATCCTTTGAAGTAAGAACGGGGAATAGAGGCCTGTATTCTCTTTAACTCCTCTGTTATTTGGTCTTGTGTTATCATACTCGTCTTTGGTTAAACTCTCTGACACCATTGCCGAACACATCATTGTTTGGCGGTGTCTCAAAGTTTCCTTTGGCACTCTCCAGCTCTTCTTCGTAGCCCTGTCGCAATCGTTCTTGGGACTTTTCAATTCCCTCTGTCTTAAATAGTTCTCTTGACTCCATTATAGCTTGGGCGTATTTACTCCCGTCTGATACTCCGATTTGTTTGTGTTTTTTCTTATGTAGCTCCCACGCCTCTCTCGCTTCGGCTGGAACTATATTTCCATTAACCTCATAGAAATAGGTTTTTTTAGTTTGTAGTTCGGCAGATTTACCGTTCAAACTAACTGTTGCGACTTTTGGTGGTTCTGTAAATTGCATAAGATTATTTGCTTTTTGTCCTCCCCCCTCTCAAAAAGCCAAGAGGGGCGAGAAACAATCTTAATCCCTTACGGGTTATGAAGCTATGTAAGCGTTTGATGCGTTAATCAACACAGCGCCGGGTTCACGCAAAACGGCTACGCCATACATAATGTCAACGACAGTAAGTAAAGCGATGTTTTCCAGCCAGTTCTGTGATTGAACACGAACTCGGTTAGAACCCATAGTGCGTAAAGCCATACCGAATGCGCTTTTGTGTAAAAGCATATTGCGGTAAGTTTGCAAACCGGAAACGATATTGGTGGATGTATAAATGGGGATACCGTATAACATACCTTTGTAGTTTCCTTTTGCGGTGCTGGAATTGAAATTACCAGTCATTACTGGACCTGCTTGGTTAGCGTTGCCAAGTGTAGCGGAAGTATAGAACTTCGCAATGGCGAAAATCTGATTCCAATACACATAAGGGTGGAAAAAGAACGCACACTCATTCAGGTCATAATTCAAGCTATCAAGTTTCTCAATAGATTGACGAACTTCGGCATCAGAAATGTAGGTAGCTGTATCACCAACGGTGTTGGTAGTTATAGAACTCCACAAGGCAGCAATAGAACCTTCCAAAGCTGTGGCGAGAACGCCAGCGGCTTCTTTGGCATATTTGCTGTTGATGTCGTATTTCTGGGCTACTAATTGAAGGTCTAAATCTCCAATTAAGAAAGCCACATACTTGTGGGTGTTGATGGTCAAATAAACATCAACTTGCGCGGGGGCTTGGGTAGTAACCTCAACTGCCTGCGTGGTCTGCGTTGAAGCAGAGAATGTGTTGGTGAACAACTCCGGAACATGGAAAATATCTCCGCCTTGAGTAGCATAAGCGCTCAAATCGGTGATAAAGTCCGCAAGGACAGTTTTGTCAAAGAATGCTTCGTTGACGATTGGAGTCCAAACTTCCGGAATTGATGCTGCCAACTCTGTTGAATCAAACGGGTCACTGTCAAGTGCCATATTTAATTATTATCCCCGTCTCTTCATCATTTTGTGAAAGTTTTTGGCTCGTTCTTGGTCGTTCATTTCTGACCAAGTTTTACCATTAACAACCGTGGAATGTGAAGAAGTAGGAGGGACAGCGTTTGCTATCTTTGCTTTGGCCTGTTTAACTTTCAGATAAGATTTTATCACATTAGCGTTTAACGCTTCCTCGTAAGAGATATTTTTACCTTTGGCATAAGCGATAACTTCGTCTATGTCTTCGGCATCTAAATCTCTGCCTTTGGAAGTGATAAACTCTATCTTCCGTTTCCAATCCAAATCTCCATCGGGTTGTTGTGAGTTAGTCGGCTTCTTTTCAACTTTATCGGATTTTTTAATTCTCGCATAAAGCTGTTTGTTTTTTGCCTCTGATTCAGCCAATCTGGCTTTTAGGGCATCTACATCTTCCGATTTGTCTTCGGCCTTTGACTCTTCGGAAGTGTCTTGATTTTCCTCGTCTAATTCAAGGTCAAGGTCAAGTTCCTCGTCAGGATTTTCAGAGGTGTCCTGCTCCTCGTTTGGGACTTTCGTCTCGTCTATCATAGCGATAGTGCTTATGGGCATTTTAGAGAGTTGCCACTAAACTCGGTTTTATTGCCAATTATCATCTGCCTTTTCTTGCGTATCATTCGCAGTTTTGAGCCGTTGGATAACTAAATCGTCTATCACTTCGCATACGGCTTTTCTCACTTCAATCTCTATTTCGGGTTTTACATTTATTGGTTTGCGTATATCCGCTACTTTCAGTTTCACTTCTTCCAGAAAATCATATAGCTGGGTGTTCTCCATTCCGGCGGATAATGCTTTGTAATCTATCATACTTCTTGCATTAAAGCGTCTTGTTTAGGCGCTGGGGCCATTTGCCCGCCACCCTGTGGCATACCAGTTCCTTGTAGCATTGGGTTTTCTTGTCCTTGTTTAACACCGGCCAGAGTATCGTAATTCTCTCCGGTCAAAGCAAGTATCTTGCCTAACACCTTTTCAGCAGCTTGCGGGTTGGTCTGGGATAGCGTGTTATACAGGTTGGTTAATGTTTCTAATCTCTTTTCAAGGTTCACGCTCTCGCCAGTAATCACTAATTGCGTGGATACTTTCAAATTATCCCAAAACTTTTCAGGTAAATTAACCGCTTGGAACTTTCGGTTTTTAATCTTTTCTTCTACGGCCATTTTAATCGCTTCCGCATCCGGCAGTTTGCCTTTCAATAACTCGTCTTTATACATCTGCCAAACATACACTTTTTCCACTTCTTCCATTAACGCCTCTACACCCTCTTCTCCCATTGGTATCATCATCGTCTCGGCTTTGTTGTTTTCTTTTTTGAATATCGGGAATAGTTGCTCATATACCACACTCTCAAAGAATAAGCCCAAGTTCTCTCGTTTCAAGGCAAAGTGAGCGTTCACGGCGTTGCTCATCACCACACCTAATCGGAACGGAGTGCCGGAAGGCATAGCTTCACCAGTCGCCACTTCAAAGGTAAATGATTTCTGGTTGCTGTTCTCGTCAATCTCATTGGTAGCGGCTTGAAACTCGGCCAAGCTCTGTGTAGCGGTATTAACCTGTGTAATGTTGCCGTTAGGCATTATCTTCAATACTTGCCCGTCTTTTACATCTCTGACCAAGTTCTTGGCTATCTCGGTGTCGGTGCTTTGGAATATCTTTTTTCCAGCCCAGAGCAAACCTCGTCTTCGCAAGTTAGTAATCATATTGCGGAAGATTTGGTTTTCAAACTGATTTTCTATCTCACCCACACCAAGCCATCGGCCATCCACTCTTGCCCAATGAACTTCCTCGTATGGTCGTTCATCTATCTCTTCCAAGAATAATATCGTACCACCCTCAAACTCGTCTTTATCGTTCTTTAACGGAGCAAGGATAGCCATTACATCAATGCTTTTCTTGTCATCACCGTCTTCAACCTTTTGGTCTTTTCGTCTTTTATACCAATCAAGCGGAACTCTGCCGTATCTCTCATAAATAGTAATCTTTTCATCCCAGTCAATTTTCAAATCTTCCAAGTCCCAGTTTTTCATTTTCTCCAAGTCAGCATAAGTCCAGTCCTTGTGTTCCTCAATTACATATCGGGCTTCTTGTAGGTTTTTAGCGTCTTGTTGGCAACGGAGTGTCATCAAGGGAACACGCTGTAATTCCTTGCCCACTTTTTTCATTACTGATGAGCCGTATTTCGGATAGTCAGCCACTACTTCGTTTATCAGTTTGCCAAAATAGTTCTTTTTAGCCCACTGCTTGAACTTGCGATTAAGAAAGAATGAACCCCACTCGCTGTTCGGCTCATCCGGCACAAACAGGAAATCCTTTACATCAATATCTACCTGTTTTGAAGCTACATCTGCTTTGAACTTTGATATGTTTAGGAATACTTTGCGTTGTCCTTCGCTGTCTTTGTTGCCACTCTCAAACTGCGAATTGTAGTAAAGCTCAATCAGGTTAAGTGTTTCCCATTGAGAAAACTCAAAACCGCTTCCAGTTGTTCGTGGATTGTCTGATTGGACACCAGCTATCTTTACTTTCTCTTGAAAGAAGTCCTTTAATTCCTTTTGTAGCTGTCCGAATATGTTAAATCCTGTTTTATTCATAAGAAGTTATTTCTATATTATTTCCCTTGTTATCTACTAACATTTTTTGAACTCCGCTTAATTTTGCGGTTGATTTTGATGGTATATTCCATACAGACAGGGCCAGAGAGAACACGCAGTCATCGTGAAGCCCATCAGGCACTTCTATTCTCGTTCTGCCTCTATCGGTTATGTTGTATCTAAAACTTTGTAATTCGTTTAATAAAATATCATCGTTGGGTATTTTTATTCTGCTTTGTTCCAGTAGTATTTGTAAATTAACCAATAAATCTCGTCTGCTATTTTCGGTAAATCTATAAGCATTTACTCGTATGCCGCGCTGGTATAAGTCATCGTATATCGGCTCTCCAACGCCAGTGCTGTCCATATTAACAAGGCCATTAAAGTATCTGCGGTATGAGGCCTCTATCTTTGTTTTCTGTAAATTGTAATCTATTTGGTTAAAGCGGTCTTGTTTCAATACTTTAAATTGTGTCATATCAAACGGCGTAATCACCGTGTAGTCCATTGTCTTGGCCAAGTCCACGCCTAATTGATACAGGTGGCCGTGTTCCTCTTTATCGTTAGCTTCGTAAGTGTTCTCCATTACTCGCTTAAAGAATGCACCAGCTCCCTCTATGAACTTACAAAAGTATTCTTGCTCTATAATATCCTGTGGGTTTGTTTTGCGTTCCTCTTCAAGGTCTTCATCGGATAATACTTTGGTCTCTTTAAGCGTCAGTATCTCCCAAAACCATTTGGTATTCTCTTTTGCTTGCTGTAATAGCTTCCAAGCGTGATTTTGTCCTCGTGGCGTGAAATTGAATACTGCCCATCCGCCATTAACCGCTAAAATCGGAGCTAAATACTTCCACGCTTCAGGGTCAGTTATTGAATACTCGCTAAACACCACACCAACAGGATTTGTTCCGACACCGGACTTCTTGAACTCATCAGCGCCGATAAGCTGTATAATTGAACCATTAACCAGTTCCACTTTTAGTTCGGTAGCGTTGGTGTTTTTCACCAGTTCCTTCGGTATATGGTCAAGCATTCTAAACCCGTCATTATCTATATTGTCCCAAATCACTTTCTTTCCTTGAGAATAAGTTGGGAGAAAATAGTAATAAGTTCCGATTCTCTCAAATGCTTTCTTAACCGTGTAGTTGAAACATACTTTATCCTTTCCGCTTCGTCTGTTCCACACCAAGATAGCTCTTTTACAGCCGGAGTCCATAGCTCTTAAAAATGGTAGTTGATACGCTCTGGGCTTGAAATTGTAAGGCACTTCTATGTTCATAATAGCTTGCTGTCCATATTTTCTTAGGCTTTGTTTATTCTGGCTTCGGCTATTTTTATGTAATCGGCTTCTCTTTCAATACCGATAAAGTTTCTTTTAAGATTTACACACGCTACACCGGTGCTTCCACTTCCCATAAACGGGTCTAATACTGTTGCTCCTTCACGGCTTACAAGTTTTACTAGGTATTCCATTAGTGCGATGGGTTTTACCGTAGGATGAAAATTAGATTGTGGTTTATTTATACATTCTTTCCAATTTGGCTGCTCACATTCACACACACCATTACCTCTATCGTATTTTGATTTATTACACAATAAACATATTGGATTAGTATTACCTCTAACAGTTAATTCATTTGCTTCTCCGCCAACTTTCTCCAACCCCTCACACCCTCTATTCCTTTCACTCTTACTAGCTTTGGGTATGTATGCGAATCTCTTTGGTGCGGTCTTTTCTATTTCTTGGATGTAGTTTGTGATGACACGATTCGCAGAGCCAAACAATTTCAAAAGGTTTTTCGTAGTCGGGGTGGTGTCTATGCTGTTCTCTTCTAATTCTTGTAGTGATGTTAAGCAGTCATTAAGTTTTATTGTCGTCGTCATTGTATTTTACTACATTGATAGTTAATTCTCTCCCGTCTTTTCCAGTATGTTCTACTCTATCGCTATAAATATCCTTTCCTAATCTGCTGGCTACGAACTTTGTAGCGTCTAATGCTCTCTGTCCTATCTCTTTATCGTCTATGGGAATATCAAGCGCTCTCTCCAGATTTCTTTCAGATTTCTCTATCATTCTTGCTCTACGAGGCGTAGCGATAATTTCCGATAGCCATTTAGGCATTAGTGATAATATGTTGTCTGCGTATTCTGGGGCAAAACCAGCTTTAAGAGCTGATTGCTTGGCGTTGCTAAATGTCTCACTATTAGGGTCTAAATAGAATAGTTTGAACTTTTGTTGTCTTGGGTCAAGTTCTTCCATAAGTTATTTTATACATATTATCACGCTCATACTTTCCAATCATCAGGTTTGAAACCTATTAACCTATTAAGCAATGGGCTTAAAACTCTAAACATTACTTTATTATACCAAAATCTTCTGAATCCTACGGGGAACTTATCAAGTATTTTTTTAGGTATTAAATGAAAACAATAACCATCATCGGTGCTTCCGTGTATTCCTAAAAATAATCTTAATTTATGCTTCTTTGACAATATTATTTTACCCATTTCTTCCATAGTTATTTTCCTTTATAGCCACTTGCGTATATTGCTCTGGCTTGTTTTTCGGCTTGTTTCTTTGTTTTGTATATTTTACCGCTCTTTCCCCAGCGATAACCACCTTTTACTTTATGAACCGGCATATTATTTTTCTTCTAATATTTTTGGGCTGTCTAATACGATTCTGCTGATATGCTCTGCTAATCTCTCCCAAGCAGAGTTTATTTCATCTTGGTTGGTAAATCTCTTAAAGGCAAGCTCTTTTAATTCGTTAGTCAGTATGTGGGATAGTTCGTGATAAACACTCTGTCTTATTGATTCTATTCCAAAGCGTTTTATCTCTTGTTGGGCGGTCTTTTCATATACGGTTATAATAGCCTGTAAGTATTCGCCGTCAGCTCCAACCGTCATTAAGGTTTCTTTGTCGTCTTCGGCTTCTATTTTCAGATTTAGGGTCCAATGTTCAAGTCGCATTCGTTTCTGCGCCTCTTTTATGAATTGTCGCACTTCATTTCGTAAGGTCATAAATCTTAAAATAAATCTGTATATGGCATCTTTTGCAACGCCATTGCTTGTCTAATTCTCGTTTGCATCTCGGGCATTTGATATAATTCAGAGCTTCCTTTGGATGTTTTATTGTTATCGGGTATTCCTCCATAACGCAAAAAAGACCGAGTTATTTTCGGCGACCTGATTTTTTTCCCCCACATTTATTCATACACAAGCCAATGAATGAGTAAGTGCTATCGGGTAGGGTATCTTGCCAACCAACCGAAGTTGATTGCCATGCTTGTTGATACCCGGCCCCATAGAACTTACCACAGTTCAGCCGAGAAGTCGCTGACAAAGCAAGCGTCTTGCGATAATCCCAGCTAAATTGTATTAACTTCACCCCCTATGAACAGAGGACAATCCCGCTGTAATGTAATTTGCTTACCACAATGAATACAGTTTTAGATAGCCATAGCCATCCAATCGTATGAACAAGTGGCGCAGGAACTTACTAAAATGACTTGTCCGGGTTGCACCCTGGTGAAAAGGAACGAACTGTATATATTATACCACATTTAAGAAACTTTGTCAAGTAATTTTTCGTATTTTTCTGTTATGCTTTTGTAATAACCGACACTTGGTTTTACATAATCAGATTTTTTCGCCAAAAGTGCGTTGCTCCATTTTACCCCCCGTTTTGCTATGATTATTGAAGCAAAAAAGGCCACCCTGTTAGAGTGAAACCCCAAATGACACTTTGAACAGACCGCAACCATATTATTTTCCTCAAAGCGGAGCGCTGATGAGCTTGCTTTTGTGTGAAAATGGTGGTGGCAAGATGCTGGTTGTCCACAGATTTCGCACAACGGATGTAGTTTTATCAGATATTTTTGAAACGCTTTATCAGCTTTTGTCCGGTATAAGGCGATTGCCATAAGATTTTAGGTTATATTCCGCTTTGTAAATGTTGTAGTTGATATAAGCGTCTTTGGCTTCGGTAGCGCTTAACTTCTTTTCGGATAAAAACGCTATCATCTTAAAGTCGTTTTCTTTGGCTACTCCACTTTGCCGGATTTCGTCATAAATTAGAAACTTCTTTTTTGTCATATTTCCTTCTCAATAATAAATACATTAAAAGGTCAATTATTTCGCCATACATTTCATCATCATAGGCGATTTTCTCAAAATCTTGTCCGTGTTCTTTGCGCCCCTTTTCAAACTTGGATATGGCATCCGCTTTGAATTGGTCTAAAAGGTTGGATAGTTCGTTTATTTCCATATTTAATCAACAGTAGTTTTCAAATGTTTTATAACTTTTTTTATTATATTTTCAGCAGTTGAAGCATAACAAACACCATATTCTTTTGCTATAATTCTTGCTATTTCTTTAACCAATTTATCAGGATTTTTTATCTCCATATTTCACCGATTATGTGCTTTATAACTTCACAATTAAATGCGTTTCCAAGCGCTTTATAGCGTTGCGTATTACTCACCCCCTCTGTGTAATTATCAGATAGGGATTGTAGACGCTCACACTCTATTGAGGTGAGTTTGCGGATTATTGAATTTTCTAATATTAAACTTTCTTTTGTTTGGCCTGTAGTTATGGTGTTTGCTTTTTCATCTTCTCTCGGTTTTAGTTCTTTTTCTCTGCGTGGTGAATAATCTTTGCCTGTTTTTTTCCTATATTCTCTGCGTATTTTTTTAGCTTTATCTGTTCGTGTTTCTGTTAGTGCCACTGCATACAACCCAGTCTTTGCACCTCTGCCACCACCATTGGCTGATAGATTTACTGACTTACCGTCTGGTGAGTAGATTCTATCGCCTTGACCACCTGAATTAAGCGAACCAACACGAATAGCTGTTTGTGTTTGATTTCGGTTTAAACCCCTATAATCGGAAGCACTCAAGGTATGAGCCTTATCTATTTCTTTGCCGATGCCTTCTTTGCGATTATAATTTACTCCAACTTTCGTATATACACCATTTCCACCACCGCCACCCATTGAAAAAGTTAGAATGTTTGTTTTTCCCTCTGGTTCTGCGATATGCCCTTTTGCTCCATAGGAAGTTCTGTTAAGAGTTTTTAACGCACTTTCGTTTAGAATGTATTTCTCATCCACATTCTCCTCCAAAATATCTTTCAATAAAATCCCCCTATCTTCTGGTTGCGGTATTTCTAATGTTCTATATGTTGTGCCAGCATAATCAACCCTTCGCCCCACCCAAAACAACCTTTTCCTGTTCTGCGCTGATACTAATGCGGCATTTATCATTATCGGTTCTACCCCAAGAGCTTCGGTAATCGTGTCCTTAGCTTCCTTTGGCATACTAGCCACATTCTCTAATACAAAGTATTTTGGTTTAACTTCTTTTAAGATACGAACATACTCCCAGAATAAACCGCTCCGACTTCCTTTTAATCCCTCTCGGTTTTTCTTGGCAATACTCAAATCTTGGCAAGGGCTTCCGCCTATGAGCAAATCGGGTTGAAAATCTACTTTTAATCCGACCACACTTCCAAGTTGTATAGTGTTTGGGTGGTTTTTCTGCGTGATTTGAATGGCGTATTTATCAATTTCAGAAGCATAATATTCCACATCAACGCCCAACTCTTTGAGCGCCTGTTGCGCTACCGATATTCCGTCAAACAATGAGAGTATTTTCATATTTTATTCCCAAATAGCGTTTATTATCTGATTACAATTCTCCATTTTGCCGTCTATCAGTTGGCATTTAATCGTTTCGCCTGTTCTTTGTGTAATGTAGATAAAGGTATTTTCTTTTTGTGGTGTCGGGATAAGCAAGAGAATAAGAAGTATTATCGGTAGTGAAAATCCTATTGTGATGAGAGTGTGGTCTGACATATATTATTTAAGTGAGTTAATTTGCTAATGACGACAGCCAAATGCTGGGTTATTTAATAAATTATTATTTGTTTAGTTTGCTTTCCCCAGTTAATAGCATCTTCGTAGCTTTCAAAATAGATGTCAAAGCGGTTATCGTATTTTATGTTCAGGCGGTCTTCACAAGTGTAAATTATGCCGTCAATTTCTACTTTTGTGCCAAAAGGATATTTTCTTGGGCAAGCTATTGCACCAACATACACATTTTTACCGGATGCCATTATATTCGGTGTAGCGTCTGTTTGTCCGACTTCCGCATTATATCCGGTAATTGTAGCGGTAATTGTGGTATGGTTGGGCAATTCTTTGGCGCTGACTTCCGGCGCAATTATACGCTTAATGGTCGGGCATTCGTAAAATGAGCATTGGTAGGTGGTAATTGAGACAATTTGCGTGGCGATAAGAATAACAGTTGCTACCATTATGCCAAAAGCTATTAAGCAAGCGAGTGGAATAATATCGGTGTTGCGTTTCCACGCTTTCCATTTTCTTGGATTTCGCCAAGTTATCCGGCCGTGTTTATTCCAGTTCTTTATCCGGAGCTTCAAGTCCGATAAAGCGGTTTTGAGTCCAAACTTACAAGCCAAGTTTAGGAACTTCATATTGTTTGTGTTAGTGAGTTATACTTATATTATACCACAATCAGCTCGTTTTGTCAATAGGTATGCCTGTGGATAATTTTCTGCGGTTTTCTTCCCTTTGTTTAGCCATTTTCTTAAAGTATTCTACGCCATACTTCTCTTTGGTGGCATTTCCCCCTCTTCTGCCGAACTCTTGCATTAGTTTTTTGATGTCTTCTTGTTTCATATTATTAAGTAAATATTTCTTCACATTCTTTTATTTTTTCTAATATCTTTGCCTCAACTTGACGAACACGCTCTCTGGTCACGCCAAACTCTTTTCCAACTTCTGCCAAACTATGAGTAATACCATCTTTTAAGCCAAAACGCATTTCTAATACTGCCCTTTCTCGGATAGACAACAAACTTATGGCGGTTTCTATTTTTGTTTTTTTTTCTTCGCTAAAAGAAATACTATTCCAAATCTTATCTATGTTTTTCATATTATTTAATTATTTTACCGCTTTCATCTACTTCAAAGGTTTTGTAATAAGTTTTTTCCCAACCATAATCAACTTTATCCTTTTTTATTTCTTTTTTGTTGAACATATTATTTATTAGGTAAGTAATCTTTTATTTCCGCTATCTTTTTTTCAATCCACCCCTTATAAAACTCGTCAAAAGTTTGTTTCTTGTTAGTATTCTCGCTCCAATAAACATACAGCGTGCTTCTTAATCTCTGTGACGGGCTTTTATCCCCCTTGAACTCTGGTGCTGGCTCGTTCGGTATCTCTACATTTTCATCGGGATTGGTTGAGAACGCAAACCAACCGAAGTTTTGGTGTAAGTCCATTAGTTGTGATGCTTGGGCTGTGGTAAGTTCTTGAGTGTCTATCTGTATTCGCCAACTCTTATCGGCAAGAGTGCGCAGGTTTTGGATTGTGGCTGGAAGTAGAAGCATATTAAAAAGGTATCTCATCAACGGAAACTTGTTCATTTACAATATCACCCGCAGCCGATGGTTTCTTGAAATCTTGGCTGATTGGCATATAGATAGGATTTATCCAGTATCGTATCTCTTTTCCTGTTTGTCCGTTGGTTTTTACTTGAAAATCTATCTCGGTATAGGGTTTTCCTAAATCAAATGCTGATAATAGGCATTGTGAAAACTGGTTTGAGGATAATTGGAGCATTCTCGGCTGTCCGGATACTTCTGGCCCGAATTGTTGCGAACTGATAACTGACACCTCAAAGGTATATACTGGGCTTAATCCGGCCATAGGCGTATCTGAATTGATATACTTCTTTTGCTCGTCATCCCACTTTTGGTATTTTTTGCTGGCGAACTTTGATATTCTGAACGCCTGAACCTCTTTTAATTTAATGTATTCCATATTATACATTTATGGTTTTATTAACTCTGATTATGTTGCGCGCAAGTTCAAGGGTTTGCTCTTTATGGAGTTCCCATTGCTCTTTGGACAAGGCCAAGCTATCGTTTTTGTCCATCATTGCCTTATACACTACTTGGCTTAATATCTCTATGGTTCTCTGGTCCATATAATAAAAAGTTATCTAACCAAATACAATGTGGATTTTCCGCGTCTATTTTTTTGTATTGGTCAATTAAATAAGTAAATATTTTTTTGAAATCACCATCGTTTGCCCGGATAAGCATAAATATCTCCGCCAAAGCATCTCTTTTGCCCAGATTGTAAGATGTGGTATCCATATTTAATGGATTATTGATTTATATTGATATTCTGATATTTATCAAGCGGTTGAAACTTATCATCAATCTTTATCATACAACCAGTCAAAAACTCATAACGGCTCTCTAATCCCATTACATTTGCCATTCTTCCACAACTGCGTTTATCAAGAAAATAGAAAGGAATTAAAACTGACAACATAATCATAAATAAAGCCACTATTCCAACTAATACTATTTTAAACAATTCAATGTAATCGTCTTTATCAAACATACTCATATATTTATTGATTATTGATTATTCGTCTTAAACTTTTAACAAATCGTTTTTGTAAATCACTTCTGCTGTGCCAAAGATAATAGTCCATTTCTTTTTCTGCTATTTTGCATAAACGATACGCAATTTGCTTTATTCTTTTGTCTTTATTTTTATCTTTTTTGGTCATATGATTATTGATTTAGGTTTTCCTGTTATATCTCGCAACTCCTCTTTCCAAAAGCTACACTCGCAACCGCTATCCTGTGAGGCGTGGCAGTCGTGATTTGCTATCATATCTTGAAGTTCTGCAACCCTGTCTTTTAGTAAATCGTATTCTATATCTGGGTCGCAAGTTGCTACGCCTTTTGCTACTGCGGATAATGTTTCCGCCATATAGGTATTATAGTCCATATTATTTATTGGTTAATATTGAAAGTAATTTAAGAATAGAAAATAATAATAGAATTATACCGACACTTATTAAAAACCCAACCATCGTGGAAAAAAAATGTATTTTCAAAAAATCAATAGTTCTAATAAAGTTAACGATGTCACATTGACATATTTGTTGTGAACCAACTTGCTCACATATATATTCATAACATCCACCAGAACCTTACCCGAGAAAAAACCCACCAAAATTTGTCATAATTATTTATTTAATTCAATTTTTTTCCACGAAAATTCTCTACTATTCCAACCCCCCAAGAGATAAGAATCTCCATTATCATCTACGGCGATTGTTTGGGCGACTTCTTCATCTCCGCTTATATTACCTCTGGTCTTGATTTTTATTTGATAAATATCTTTTATTTTCATATATTATTTAAGTGAGTATTAAATTATCCCTTCCGGGAGGGCGGTTTTAAGTGTCGCCCAGCACTCTCGCTTTCCAGCAGTTCCGTTGAAAAGCGTGGAACTGCTTATTCACCGTATTCTTTTACAATTCGCTCACACAAGGCAAGCAGTTTTGCTCTTGCCTCCGCTTCATCCTTTGAAAGATATTCTTGGGCTTCATCAATATCTTCTTCGTCTTCTGGTTCTTCACCATAATTTTCCCAGTTTTCATAACAATCTTCCAAATCTTGAAGTGTATTATGAAACCTACAATAACTCATATTCATATTATTTACATTAAATAAGTAATTGAGTTCACCGCTTCCACCAATGTTTCGGGTTTTCATTACTTGTGTATAGTCCGAAAGTTGAAAGGTTGTAGTGAACTCTGATATTACTATATCATATTGCGAGCAGGTTGTCAATAGTGAACTGGGGATAACTTTTACAGCAGTTTTGCTTGATTTGGTTGCCACTTGTAGTAGATAAGCCGGTAATCGTCTCCGCCGTTTCTGTCTTGATAGGGGCCGGTAATCTGCTCAATCTGGGTTTCTAAAAAGTGCGGGGTTAAAACCATTTTTTGTTTGCGGTGTTCAATAACCAACTCCTCTTTGTTGCGCAAACATTCAAGCACAAACTTCTCGGCTACTGCTATTTGTCCTTGCCATAGGGTTTTAACTTGTTTGTTCATATTATCTGTATCTACTTATTTTGCTAATACGATAATCCACGCCAGCTTTCATAAGCTCTTCCCATTTTTTTTGCGCCTCGTCTGTTGTTCTGCCCTGTTCGTGGCGGTATCGGAAAAACCCTTCTTTCGTCTGCTCTTTGGCTTTTTCAGTTGGCTTTCTTATTTGCTCGCTTCCTTTGTCGCCATAAATATCTTCAAACTGATTATAACTATCGGCTGGTTTGCGGTCTGGATATTGTTCATAATAATCTTTTTCTGTCAGCACCTTTGAGATAGACGAAAAATTGTATTTTGTGCCGTTGATTTCTACGCCCTTTAATCCTTCACAGGATTTATCCCAAATTATCTGCGCTGTTTTGTCATCAACGGAATTATATGATTTGTCGTGATAAATTATGTAGTGCATATTAAATAGTTATTTTCTCATAAAGAGATTTGTTAGGTTTGTTCCAATTTTTTGAGGCCCAAGTAATCAGCCGCTTCTTTACATCAAACACCCGTTGCATTTGCCAGAGTTCTTTTTTGCCGTTGTGATTCTTCTGTGTCCAGTAATTGAGAAAGGCATTTATCAGTTCATCATCATACTGTTCCTTAAATGGAATTATCAACTCTTCAAGGGATGGCGAGCTTGCCTCGCCCTCTTTCTCTTTATCTTTATCTTTATCTATATCTATATCTATATCTTTGTTATCGGGTATAGATAGGGTATGTATAGGGTATATCTTTTTTAGTATTTTGGCTGGAATTAGCGATTTTTCCT